CTGAAAATCTCCTTAACATACCAACTTTAGGGGGCGGGTACCTATGGAAAAATATTTTTATTTTATTTTTTCCTGCAAAATAATTTTTATATCTTTATTTATTTTAATTACTTTATTGATTAGCTTATAGTTTAATAGCAAGCCACACTAATAGCCATAGCTTAACTATACACCACTCATCAGGATAGCTGGACTCGAACCAACACTACATGTTCCCAAAACACGCATGCTACCATTAACACTATATCCCGTTACTATATGCCATAATACGCTCAATACCTAGAACTATAACTTATAACATATAATAAAATAAAGGAGAACACGAACAGTAGGAATCGAACCCACGTTTACAGGTTTGGAATCTGTAGCATTACCATTATACTATGTTCGCTAGATACAAAGGGCTGTTAGTTGCTAGTACTCATTTAATCAAACAGTATGCTTTACAGTTTGCACCCTATGCTTGGCTGTCAACTCTATGACATTTAAGTACCGTCAATCAGTGCACCTATTCTTTTAATTCAAAACGTTTAATACTCCAGCCACTACCAATAAGATAGACGTAAATATACTTAGCATAATAGCTAGATAGTCATGGCGATAATACCACTCTTTAAAGTTGGTAACTGAACCTACACCATATAAAATACCAAGAATAACCAAGGCAATATTAATTACAATCATTATTTATTCTCCTGACTTTCTACATAGAGTAAGATACAGAACGCGTCTGCCATGTCGTCATTGATTTTGTCTTTAGGAACTATATTATAACTTTCTAAAATATCAATGCTTTGTTCTTTTCTTGCTTTGCTTTTACCTTTAATGAGATGATAACCGCACCATTTAGAATTTGGTATATCAACATAGCCAATGTTATGACGGTTACGCATGACTCCTAAAAATGAACCGTTAGCTCTAATCAATGAGATGTTACCCTTAGACTTGAACGTGATAATAGGCTCTTCAATATAAATAAAATAATCAAATAAGTTATAATGCTCAATGATTTCTGTTATGCCGTCAGCAATTAGTTTTGCACGTTCCAAAGGATCTTTACTTTTACCACCTGCAATTGAACCGACTACATACTCATTTGTTAAAGGATTGCGAAACGCATAACCAGTATTAGAAGTGCTAAAGTCAATCGCTAAGGCTTTGCTCATAAATCAGAACTCAATTCAATGTAAAGTTCTTTGCTTAGTTCTCCGATATCAAATAAGTGTTTGACATAGTATTCATATTCAATCGGAGTCAATACTTCTTTTTGTGCTAAAATATGTTCTTTATTCATTTCTTTATTCTCCCTTAAAAATTAAAGCTGTATCAAGATTAATCAAACCACATTCAACAGCGTTAAGTAAGAACTCGTTAAAGTCAACTTCTGACAATGTCTCTTGCTTAAATAGTAGCTGTTCTTCTGTCATTTGCTTTCCTCTCTTAACTTGATATATATATATTATATCAAATGCCTTTTTTTACTTTTTTTATTGTGCTATTGTAATAATATCTATCTATTGACAAAACAATTATAAAGTGATATACTATAAAGTGAAGGAGAATAAATGAAAGTTGAACAAAAAATATATAAAGGCTGTTATTTAGTATCTAGTGACGGAAAAATAAAAAGAATCACTAAAAATGGAATTGTTATAGATAAAAAGCCAACTGTAACAAAACAAAACAATGGATATGTAAGAGTGACCATACATTATAAAAATGAATATTTACATAGAATTGTAGCAAGAGTTTTTTTAGGAGAAATAGACGGTTTTGATGTAGACCATATAGACGGAAATAAAGAAAACAATAATGTTGATAATTTAGAAATAGTTACACATAAAGAGAATGTAAGACGTAGAGACAAAAGACTAGGTGGAAGTTTATACGAAAGAACAAAACATAAAAGGAATAAAGAAAACAAATATAAATGGAATAATATATTTTTCAAAAATCAAAAAGAAATGGCGGAACACTTTGGAACAACACAATCAAATATATCTTATCACTTAAGAAATAATAGTAAATTAAAAGGAACAAAAATAGAAAAAATATAATTGCCACCTTAGTGGCTTTTTGTTTTACGCTTAACCGCAATTTGACTAGAAGTGGCAGAACGTAAGTGCATTGAGTGTCCTGTTTGTAAAGTATGGTATCAGTAAGCACAATGTCTTTCTTGTTTGTAAGATTTCTAAAGGAATTCCGGAGTGTTTGATTTAATTTGATATTTTGTAATGTCATACTTTTTTTTATGAAAAATGCAATATGTTAAAATATAAGTATCTAATAGTTGACAAGTGAAAATGTCTATGTTATTATTATCTATGTAATTGAATAATTAGTTGCTGAATGACTTGTAACTAATGTAAATAGAGAATTCAATATTGAATAAATTTGAACATATCGAAAGTCATTCATAATCTTACGCTTGAGGGTCAGGATAGTTGCTTAAAACCTAGACTCAATTGAAAATGTCATTACTTTACAAACAGCCTAGAGCGTAGCATGAAATAAAAGATTATGAGTTCCATGAGTGTCGTGAACAGAAACACTCCGTGACGCGTAGAAGTCTGACAGAGTTATTTATAGAAAAGTTTTGAAATTAAGTAGTCTTTTCTTTTAACTTGCTGGGATTATACGACACGATAAGGGCTAAGGGCTATCTAAAAAAGTAGCACGGAATAGAAGAGAGAAAAAATAATGAGTTATACAACAAAGCACAAACCTTACAAAGTACAAAGTAAAAAGTATTACATGTAATGGCTGTAGCTGGTCAATATCACATTGCATGGACTTAAAAAAAGAATAACTTAGAATAAAAAGTTTAAAAAAAGAGGTTGTAAAAGAATATATCCATGTAGACAACCCTAGAGGAGAATCAAATGGTTAAAATTATTAGTAGTGAAGAATATGCAAAATTAACGAGAGATGTTGATTATTGGAAAAGACGAGCATTAGAAGAAGAGAACAGCAAAAACTTTTATGAAACTCTATACAAAGAGGAAAAATCATGGCATAGATTTTATAAAGAAGAACATGGGAAAAGAGTTAGCGATTATATGGCTCTGAAAGAAAAATATAACAAACTCGATAAAGAAAAGCTAGAAAAATAGCTGAAGAATTAAAAAAAACGTTTAATAACGAACATAAAAATTATCAGTAGTATTTAAGGCTTGACTTTTCAAGTCTTTTTTGCTATTATATACTAAAGGAGAAATAAATGACTAGCCTATTTGATAAAGTAAGCACAGCTAAAGAACTTAAAGAATCAGAAGACTTTTCAGGCGGTTTGCTTTGGAATGTACAAGACATCTTGCCTAAAGGTTCACTTGGTCTTATAACAGGTAGTGAGAAGAGTATGAAGTCATCACTAGCTCAAGATTTAGCGCAGGCAATGGCACTAGGAGAGCCGTTCGCTGGCAGAGAAACAACTAAAACTAACGTGTTATTTATTCAGAATGAGAATAGCAGACTGATAGAACATCAACGCTTAACAGGATCAAAACGTGATAGTCCTGATAACTTGTATTTCTTACATGGTGGAGCTTTCAAACTTGATACATGGAAATATGACAGCCAAGGAAAAAAGCACAATGTAGGGCTTAGAGAGCTATATAACTTCATACTAGAAAAAGACATCGGACTTGTTATATTAGACCCCCTCAAAGACTTGTTAGAAGACAATGAGATAATTAATGCAAACCAACCAATGGCAGAAGTCCTAAGAGGAATTACTAACCTTAGAAATACTTTAGATGTGAAGCACGACAAGTATGTGACCTTTATGATTGTGGCACATGCTAGAAAACAAGCTGGCGAACAGTCTTTAACAGAACGTGATTTTCGTATCATTCCAAGCCATATATTAGGAGCTACGACTATTCCAGCATGGTATGAGATTGCCTTTACTATGTCGCCTAAAATTAATAGTAAGACTAAAAACAGATATTCTATCATGAAAGTATTTGCTAGAAACTTTGCATTTAATAATGAGATTCTTTGGGGATATGTTGGCTCGGCTTTTACATCAATCGAACAAGATAAGAAAGAACCTGATAGCGAACTAATAGAAAAAGTAAAAAGGGAAACTCCTAAAGAAGTAACGAAAGAATCGGCACAGGCTTTCTTAGACTTAGCTAAAGAGCAAGGAAAGGCAACAGAAAATGAGTGATAAAAAATACGTTGTTTATTACCATGAAAAAGTAAATGAATACTTCTATGACTATTATTCAAGGTTTAACATGAATGAACAATATTCAAAACCTGTTTTATACAGTGATGACTTTAAATTAATAGAGAGAGCAAAAAATGAACTCAATGAACGACTACAAGAACAAAGCTATTATTTTACACGCTGAAGTGTACGGTTGGTTATATCGTGCATTAGATGAAATGGTAAAAGCAGAATGGCATAATGACGAACTTTTCAAAGTATGGCTTGGACGTGCTGAATTTCTAGTCAGACAGTCAAAAAAATTGCATACAGCTTGCGAAAATGATTATTCTAAACGTGCATTGATTAAAGCATTGCAATTAAAAGTAAAAATAAATGAAAAAATATCATCTAATGCTTTACAATAATAAATAATTTTGGTATAATAGTATATATAGAAATAAAGGAGAACTAACAAATGGTTAAATTAACGAAAGAACAAGACATATTTATTAAAACTTTTAATGATAAAAGCCGAGCATTTTATTATATTTCTAGTTGGGGTTGGGGAAATTTTCTTAAAAATGGACTAGGAGAAATTTACGAAAGTGGAGTTAAGACACCTTTTACTCTTGATGAAAAAGAAAAAATGTTAAATGCCATTATTAATGGTTATGAAGTAATTGAACCTAAATTTAAGTTTCATGCTTTTTCTGATGTTAGTGGATTGGACCGTTTATATTATACTGGCGTACAATCACAATTAACAGCTAGTATTGAACGAGCGAAAGAAGTAGAAAAAAACAGCAAGGAATATGTTGCACTTGAAAACTTAGGTTTCTATAAAGAAGAAGTATGATAACATCTTTTGAACAACTAGCTGAAAGACGATTAATAACTCTTAATTATCACAAAAAGGATAGTGAGCAGTACATCAACAGCTTAAATTATTTTGAATATGCCAGAATATACTTCGAGAAAAACGGCTTTCCAGAAGATAATAGACGAGTTTATCAAAGTGGCAAGCGAAAAGGCCAAAAAGTCGGCTGGTCTGATAAAGAGGAAAAACAGCAAAAAGACGATATTAGAAAGTTCATTTATGAAAAGCAACTACAAAAGTTTAAAAGCAGAAGAAAAAGCTAGTAAACATTATGCTAGAGGCGTAAGAAAGCTATCTAAAGAGCTCGAAGAGATGAACGAAGTAAAGTACAGAGTGGAACCTAACGAGTGCCTGTATGGCTTAATAAACGACTTATGGAACTACTGGGACGACGGATATATTTTACCAATGCTTAAGTATAATATTGAAATTACAAGACAAGGCGATGTATTCATTATAGAAAGAGGAGGAAATGGAAACAATTAATATTAAGTTTGATGAAAAACAGCTTGAGGAAGTTGTGAAAAAAGTTACTGAAGAACTTAAAAAAACGAAACATAACTTTTATGAGCTTTCAGATACAAAGCAGGAAGAGAAAAGCAAAAAGCGCAGGAGAATATAAATGGAGAAAAAAAATGAGCGTATTTGAACAACTTAATGCAATTAATGTAAATAGTAAAGTCGAACAAAAAAAGACAGGTAAAACTTCTCTAAGTTATCTATCTTGGTCTTGGGCTTGGGCTGAATTTAAAAAAGTTTGCCCTACTGCTACTTACGAGATTAAAAAATTTGATGACGGTAAAGGGAAACTAGTTCCTTATTTATATGATAATTCTTTAGGTATTATGGTATTCACTTCTGTTACGGTTGATGATATCACACATGAAATGTGGTTACCAGTGATGGACGGAGCTAATAAGGCAATGAAGTTTGAATCTTATACTTATAAGACTAAGTTCGGAGAAAAAACTGTTGAACCAGCTTCAATGTTTGATGTAAATAAAACCATTATGCGTTGTTTAGTTAAAAATTTAGCTATGTTTGGACTTGGTTTATACATATATTCTGGTGAAGACCTACCTGACTTGACAGAAGAACAGAAAGAACTGGAAGCCGAAAAGCAACGACTTAGAGAGATTCAGCCAGCGCTAAAACGAGCTGAAGAACTTGGATATCCTAATATGGAATTACTTAAAACAAAGACTAAAAAAGAAATCTTTGATATCATGACAATTTGGAAAGCAACAGAGGGAAAATAAAAAATGGCAATCATCACAGTTACAGCACAAGTAAACGAAAAGAATACACGAACAGTAAACACAGCAAAAGGCGATAAGAAAATTATTTCAGTTCCTTTGTTTGAAAAAGAAAAGGGATCTAATGTAAAAGTCGCGTACGGTTCAGCTTTCTTACCTGACTTCATTCAATTAGGCGACACCGTAACAGTAAGCGGTCGTGTACAAGCTAAGGAATCAGGCGAATACGTAAATTATAACTTTGTTTTCCCTACTGTTGAAAAAGTGTTTATCACTAATGATAACAATAGTCAATCACAAGCTAAACAGGACTTATTTGGAAAATCTGAACCAATTGAAGTTGATGAATCAGAACTTCCTTTCTAGAAAGTTGGTTACATGTACACAGCAGAAGAGAGAGAGCAAATTATCGACATCGTGGATAAAATGAGCTTATTAAGACAAGACTTTGACGGAGCTTTCACTTGGATCAAGGAAAATGTATCAATGCCATTTGACTTTGACGGAGAACAGCAATTCATATCAGACTTGAAACAGCTAGTTAAAATTAACGCTTTGAAGTTTGGTAAAATATATGAGGGAGTATTAAATTGACAACGCTAAGAGAACTACACAAAAAACTTAAAATCAAACAAACGCTTGACAACTACGTACGAAACACAAATAAAAAATACAAGTATAACTTTGGTCCTGATGAAATTCTTGGCGAGGGAATGGCTAAACTAATCGAGCTTAACACGCAAGGAAAACTTGGACGACATGCGCAGCAAATTGCTTATATCAACCATAACTTGAGCTTACAGCGACAAAAGGAACAACTGGAACAAGCTAACGAACGACTCGCTAAACGTGCTGAGAAAGCCCAAAAATTGCTTGACACAGAACTTTTGAAAGATAGCTACATCGAAACACTTGAAATGTTTAGTAAATTCAATTCAGCAAAACAATATACTATGTGGGACGACCTAGAAACTCCAACTAAAGTGATTGAGTTCATGGAAAAAAACGGTGTGAAGCAAGGTAAATGGCTACGTCCTGAAGGAGTTGAGGCTTGGTTTAAGGAAAGAATTATTTGGTTCAATAATAAATTGAAAGAACAATAACATCATATAAGACTTTAGGCTTTACAGCTTAGAGTTTTTTTGTTATAATAATACATATAGTTAAAGAAAGAGGAAAAAAATAATGGAAGTAGTAAGATATAAAGAAAAGTATTTAGTTAGTGATAAAGGAGATGTATTTAAAGAAAACAAAAAGTATACAAGAAAGAAAAAACAAGCAACCAATAAATACGGTTATAAAGTAACAAAAATTAATGGGAAACAAGAAAGAGTACATAGAATAGTAATGGAGGCTTTTCATGGTAAGTCTGATTTAACTGTTGATCATATAGACGGAAATAAAGAAAACAACAACTTGAATAATTTAGAGTATGTAACACAAACAGAAAATGCAAAAAGATTTCATGATAAAAAAGTATTATGGAATGGAAAGGAATTTAGAAGCTTCAACGATTTATCTAGATACGTTGGAGTTGCCAATTCAACAGCTTGGAAAAATTATAGTAAAGGTTATAAACTAAAATGGCATATAATAGAGGTTATAAAGTGAATTTAATACAATGCCAAACCTGCGGGGCTTCTGACTTTACTAATGGTAAATGTGATTATTGTGGCAACCAGTACGAAGTAAATGAAGACAAAATGTTTTATGGTAATCCAAAAGAATATGATTCATCATCAGATGAAGATATAACTTTTGAAGATACTAAAATAGGTAAATTAATACTAAAAATCATGATCTACACTTTAGTATCTATTATTTGGTTTGCGGTAACTATATTTATCCCACCGCTATTTATAATAACAATTATTTTATTAGTGGTCTATGGCACTTATTGCTTGATAATTAAAGATAAATAGTATATAATAGTATATAGAATAAAGGAGCTAAACAAATGAACGTTGAATCAGTAATTGTAATAGCACTAGTCGGAATTGGACTATATGCTTTTTTTACATTAGTTGACTTGATTAGAACGAAAGGGAGCAAATAGATGAGTAAATACTTTAATGATAAAAGATATTGCTATTGCTTCGATATACCAACGAGTGACGACTTAGGAGTTTGCAAAGATTGTAGAGGATACACGAATATCTGTTATAGTTGCGATCGCTGTTTGCATTGCTGGTATACATCACAGGTTGAACTGTTTACCGAATATGATGAACCTAAGTTGCTGGCACTTATAGAAAACTGGAATAAATTATATCAAACTAGAAAGACAAGGGATTTTAATGCTTAAGTTAGACGAGAAGAAAATTAGAAAAGGTAAACCAATCGGGCTACCATATCAAGGAAGTAAGAAAAAAATAAGCAAGAAAATAGTTGAAATAATCAAACAGAATTTTGGTACAACTAAGCCGATTTATGACATTTTCGGAGGTGGTGGAGCAATAACAGCCGAATGTATTTTAAATGGTTTGGAAGTCTATTATAATGATTTAGACAAGGATATAACCAACGCTTTTGAACGAGTTATCTCACAAGACCGTGAGTGGATAAAAACGCTAATTGTTTCACGTGATGAGTTTTTCAAGATTAAGGAGAAAGAAAACAAGACAACAGACGACTTTTTGAAGTTGCTAGTCAACTCTTTTGGGAATGATAAGAGATCATACTTATATTCTAAAGAAATTTCAGACTTAAAATATAATCTAGTTAAAGAAATTATTGAAAAGCATGACGTTTTTAGCGGTTATAAACAAACAGAAACATATAAGAAAGTTACTTCTGGACTGGACTGGAATTGGTTTAACGCTAAGCCAGAAAAGCATAAACAACTTCAACAATTTGAACGACTTCAACAACTTGAACGACTCCAGCAATTAAATAAAATAAAAGCAACAAATAAAAGTTATCATGATTTTAGCGAAGTTTCTGGAGCTATATTATATCTTGACCCACCTTATGAAGGAACTACCCAAAATAGTTATATCAATTCGTTCAATAGTCAAGAGTTTTATGACTGGGCATTTGAAATGGCTAAAACTAACATTGTAATAATTTCAAGTTATTCGATTTCAGATGAACGCTTTGAAGCTGTATGTTCCTTTGACAAAGCACGTAGCACTTTCCAAAACGGAACAAGTAACAACAGAAAAATTGAAAAGTTATTTATGGTTAAAGACAGTTAATGTTTGACAAAGTAAAAGTAATTTGATAGAATAGAGTTATAAATAGAGGAGGACAAAATGAAAGATACAGTAAAAACTTTAATGATAGTTGCAGGTGTCGGCTTTTCACTTATCGCTATCACTTGGATAGGCATGCTTGCAACGTTGCTTATTACATGGATTGGAGCTAACATCTAATGAACTTAAAAGAAAATCGGCACTATGCTAATAAATATGGCGTGGAACTTAACGAATACTTGAAACATAATTTTAACTACGAAGAGCTTGTGGGCTGGAATACAATGCAGGTATTGAAGTATCTAGTAAGAGCTGGCAAGAAAGAGGGTGAAAGCTACGACAAAGACCGTAACAAGGCCTTAGACTATGCAGGAGAACTTGCTAACTTAAGTAACGAGAATGAGTTTACAGAGTACACTACTGACGACATTATGGTCTTTATACAAGAACTTGCTGATGATTTTGAACGCTGGGAAGGTAAATAAAATGAAAGTTCATGCTTGACAGTGTGAACTTTTTTGATATCATAGTCTTATAGAAATAAAGGAGAACGAAACAATGATAGTATTAACAACTTTAAAACAACAAATTGTAGAAGAATATGGAATCAACACAACTTTCACAGAGGAACAAATGAAAGATAAAGAGTTTAGAAGAAAATGGACAATGTACTTGTTAAGTATTCAATATGATGTAAGTGGTGCTGAAATTCCTGAAGAAGTATTACAAGAAGAAGCGGATCTAATTTTTGGTTAAAAGAACAAAGTTAATGTTTGACAGCATTGGCTTTTTTTGATACAATTAGTTGTATAGAAGTAAAGGAGACAGAAATGGAAAAATACAACGTTAAGCTGATGAACAATAAAAAAGGATATTTGAACTCTTTTAAAAACGAGCTAGGTGAAAAGTTTCTCTTCCTAGGCTTTAAAGAAGAAAGAAATAACTTTAAATCAGAGTTCACGAAAGAAGAGATAAAAGCGATTGATGAAAGATACTTGGAATTTATTGAAGATATTTAACATTTATGTTTGACAAATATAAAGTAATTTGATACTATTGTTTTGTAGAAAGGAGGTTAAACAGTGGCAATGCAAAAAGCTATAAAGGTAGTAGCTTATAACCCTATGACGGAAGAAGAACTACACTTTAGTTGTAAGGCTCAATGTGCTAATTATTTCGGACTTAAAGCTAATACAGTCATCAGGTGGCTTGATATCGGTAGACCTGTAATTGAACTGCTGACAGACCTAGATAGAAATCAAGTGGAAATTGAAAAACAAAGTAAGCTAAATGGCTTTGAATTATTTACGATAAATGAATGGAGTGTTTTTGATAATTAATTACGAAGACACGAAAATAGAAAGTTTTGGTGAAAAAATAAATGAAATTATTTAACAGAAAACCTAAGGATAAAATTAAAGTAGCAACAGCATTTACATTAAAAGGATTAACAAAACAAGTAATTCAATTAGAACAAAAAGGGTTTATTAAACAAGGAGAAATCCAAAGTGCTATGTTTGACGGAACGATTATAGCTTATGAGCAAGCAATGGTTAAGAAAGCTAGTGAATAATATGTGTAAAAAACGCAAATACACAAAAATGGGCGCTTTATATTCAATAGTTAATGCCCAGCATAGGAAAAAGAAAGCTGATAAGATACCAGTTAGAGCTTATTACTGCAAGTGGTGTAACTTGTATCACTTATCAAGTCAGCAAAGATTAAACATAAAAACAGGAGTGGTTGGATAATGAAAGACGAATTCACATACTACACAGTATCTTGGATATTGGAAAAAGAAATTAAAACACGTAAGTTTTATGACAAAAAAGAGGCTTTAAAATGGAATGAATTGCTTCCAGAAGAACAAAGATATGAAGTTAAAAAGCATACAGAAATAATTGAGGTTATAGCATAATGACAAACGAAGAATTATATGAAAGAATCACTAGCGTACTAAAAGAGCAAGGTATCGGAATGAATCAACTTGAGTTAAAAATTAAAGATGAGACAGGTACATGGCCTAAGTTAAATACAACTAAATCACGCTTGAGTTTACCGCATACCGTAGCATTCCCTTATCTTACTATGTTTTTTAATGATGATGAAATGCACGAGCTTATACTTAAAAAGACGAATACTTCAGGAGCAGGTGGAGAGGCTATGGACTTACTAGATGAGTTATTATATAGCTTAAAGCCAAGCAAAGAATATCTGTATAAGCAACGGTTGAAGCGTAAAATGCAAAGGGAGGCAATGAGATAATATTATACGAATACACAAGGAAGATAAACAGTTCAAAATATCCACAATCAACAGCTAGAAAAATTGCTAATGACTTGAACAAGAACGACTGCTTCAATAATTATATAGTAAGACTTGAGTTAGGTTCTAAAAGGCATATTATTGAAAAATTTGAATTAGATGAAGATGAGGACGAGGAATAAATGAAGAGATTTTACATAGAGGAAAATGATGAAGGCAAAGAGATTAAGCGAAAACTAACAACTTTTGCTAACGATGATTTAACACAGCTTTCAGACGACGAACTGGAAACATTATATTATGAATCATCTGCTCAATTTTTAGCTAAATCAATGCACTTCATGAAGATTGAGAACGAACTATTTTCAAGAAAGAATGTAACTGTAAGTGATGAAATTCTAATAAATGCTGGCAATAATATTATTGAAGCAATTAATCAGGTAAGCAAAGGAGAGTAATTATCTTTATTTTAACAGATGATACAATAAGAAGTATAGCGTTGATTCAATTCGCTCATAAAAGAGCGGACAATGGCTTTAATGATATTGTGGCACAATTATATGAACAAGAGTTTAAAGCGCAAGAGAAAGCAAAATATGAGCATATAAGGCAAGCTAAGGAGAAAGTAATTGAAGAACAACGAGCTAGTGAAGAAAATCAACGAAGAGTTGAAGCTGAAAAACGAGCCGAAACTGACAGAATCGCAAGAGAACATGATAAGGCAACTAATGGCATTATTGGGACGAATTGGTCTAGCGTAAGCCCTGAAATAGCAGCGAATTACATGGCAAGTAAGACAGGAGTAAGCGCTAGTAAATGGCTTGATGTTATTTACAAGGAATCTAGCGGAAACCCTTATGTTGAGAACCCTATTGGGTGCTGGGGACTATTACAGATTAATCAAAGCGTTCATGGTCAAGTATCTAATTTAAGTCCACAGGCTTATTTAGACAAAGCTGCAAGCATATATCAAGGCTCAGGTGGAACTGCATGGGCTACTTGGTAAAGTAAATGAATAATAAGAGAGGGAATAAATGAAATATATAAAATTTAGAGAAAGATACATTGTATCAGATACTGGTTTAATTTGGGCTATAAAAAAAGACGGATTAAAACTTAAAAAACAACATATATCGCCCAAAGGATATAAAAAAACAAATATCGACAAAGTCCCTTTGTTTGTTCACAGGATAGTCATGGAAGCCTTTAAAGGTAAATCTGATTTAACTGTTGACCATATAGACGGTAATAAGTTGAATAATTCTTTAGATAACTTAGAATATGTAACAATACAAGAAAATATTAAAAGAGCGTGGAATAACGGAGCTAATGGTAAGAGAAGAGTGTTTAAAGTCGCTTTTTTATATAACGGATTATTTTATGAAAACAAAGAAGATATAAAAGAATCTTACAATGAAAAAGAAGTGAAGAAAATTAAATATAAAGAAATATAAAAACAGCTATAAAGCTGTCTTTTTTTATATTATTTTTATTAGTTTACTTTTCCATATTCTGCTTCAAATTCCTTTTGATACATAACTGTTTCTGGTAACTTAATCGCTCCAAATTTACCTTGGAAACCGCCAAGCATACGAGTCGTTTTAATATGTCGCGCTGAAACTCCGTTACATACATACCAATTTTTAGTGTCTTTACAATTAATTAGGAACATTTCGATTTCTTCACTTTCTTTTGTATTGTTATCTGTGCTTACAGTTTGCCCTGTAAGGCGCTTATTTAGTTCTGCGATAAAGTATGAGCGACAACTCTCTACCGTGCCACCATGTGCCTCTACGGAACGTCTAGGGCAACTTGTGCTTGATAGTTCTTGATGTAACTTCACGGTATCATGATTAGGAGTTAGTCCCCATTGTTTCATGTACTTAGCAACGTCATCTAGTACCGCTTGTTCATTCCTCAAGAACTGATTTAAATCGCCCTCTGATTGGCACACTTCCCAACTTGCGTAATTTGCATTACCGTATGAGTTAGCACAATGCCATGCCATATTAGAGAAGTCGGAAGCCTGCAATCGTCCGTCCGAAGCGATATAAACATGAGCAAAGCCATTTTCTGGGTTATGCGTAGGTAACCAACCATTATAAAAATTAGTGTTAGCACCATTTGAGCCTGCATCATTGTGAATCACAACCCCAGTAGGATTATGACCACGTATGCCAGCGTTAGTTATATTCATTCTTTTTTATCCTCCGTTTGTTCTTCTTCCGCTTCAGGAACACTTACACCATTCTTTTTCATAAGTTTAACCAAACCGTCAAACATAGGGCTAATTTTTGCGATTAAGTAAATAAATTGTCCTACGAAGTACAACAAGCCTATGTTAATCACTGTTTTAGCGATATCAGAAGTTGAGGGTGTTTGTGTAAAGTAAAAGACTGCATATAAAACCCATAGCGCGAAGACTACCGTCAAGTCAATTACAAGTCTACGTTTGAAAGGGGGATTCATTGCTTCTCTATCTTTAACCCATGTAGCGAAAAGAATCGCCAAAATTAAGATAGTTATTAAAATCATTCTAGTTACCATTTTATTTTGCTTTCTATTTTGTTATTTTATTTATTCTGGTAGCTTATCTTTAGTTATCCAGAATTGTCCGCTAGTTAATATATAATCGGTTTCTTTTATATTCCCAGTGCTAAACAAATCAATAACCCCATTTGTCTGCAGTAAATTCCAAGAAAATTTCGAAGGGATAGTTAAATCATGGTTATAAATTAATACTTCCGTTGCTGGGCGAAAACCTAATGGTAAAGTACCAATTCCTCTCTGCCATGAACCGTTAGCTGGTGCAGAAGAGTACTTATTTTGACTTGTAATTGTAACGGTGTTTCCAATTCTAGTTATAAAAGCACTTCGTCCGTGACCTGTGTTAATCATTGCCATTAGGGCTGAAAAAAGTATATTTATTTATTGCCATTAACTACCGAGACCTCCCTCTGTTCCTTTACATATCCAAAAAACTCCGCCATATATCTCGTCTCCTTTTGAAATTGGGTCTCCCCAGTTTCTGAAAGCTCCACCTGGGTCAACGCTTAACATCAATCTCTTTCCAAATCGAGTATACATTGAGAATTTTTGTGTGTGTTGTGGCTTGAAATCATTATCAGTAATCCAGCCAATTATAGCACCATCGGTAGGAATATCACCAGATACAGTAATATCTGAAAAGTTTCCTATTATCACGTTAACATTACGATATAAAAGAAATCCCTTTAGTGCTGTACCTGTAATTGATGCATAAACAGTAGGTGTTTGAACTTGTGCTGAACGTTGCCCTTTCACACCTTTTACTATCAATGTATTTAGCGTTACTTCGTCTAAACTTGTTACTTGTTTCGGGTTTTCGGCTTTTATAACTCCTGTTGCGCTGGTTGTTATAATATCTATCAAAACTTTCAGTACACCAGAATTATTGTTTATATCAACACCGTTACTATTATTTGATGTTTCTGCTGATAAACTTACAGGGTTTGCTGTTTGTGTTAAGTCAATGTTTGCATGAATATAGTTGACAGAATTAGTCTTTAAAGCTACTGTTTCGTTTAATAGTTCAAAATACCTCCCGCCTGCAATAATTGAAGTATTAGTATATTGCACGTTAAGGGCTGTATTTGATGGACTTGACCAGTCTTTTCGCCTGATAGTTCCATAGTCCATTCCTGTCAACATCATATATAGCTTTCCGTCATTATTTGAACCGACTGGGAACTCTGTGCCATTTGGACTGAAAAACGTGAAATTTTTAATTGTCATTTTTAACCTTTCTTGAAATTATCTTTGCTTTATCTAAAACTGGGTTATCAGTAATTGATAGCTCCAACAATCTAAATTTTCTACCGCCATAAGGATAACCACCAATTGATACAAATTGTCCCACTTCATACAAGAGCGTAGTTTCAATTCTAAGCGTGTTTTTGCCGTTATAGTATACTTTACCTTGCAATAGTTCTAAGTGGTCTTTACGAAGCTCTCTATGCCCTTTAAAGCTATCTATTCTATATTTGTCGCCATAAGTAGCTACATACTCATATAACATTCGGTTTGTCTCCACTTTCTACAAAAATAAGTCTATCATTGAACTCTGTTTTAACTCTATCTGCTATATATCCTGAATATAGCTTGCCCTCGTACCAAATATCTACTAAGTCATTAACATACAAAGGCAAAAGTTCATTTTGATTAAAGATTAATCTTGTGACGATTGTAGAGGGTGAAATTTCAGCCTTAATGGTAGACATATCAGGAGGGTTTCCGTGGTCATCTCTATCATAAAACATTGTTTTAGCTGTTCTTACTTCTGGCAAGTCTGTTCCGTCTCCGCGATAAGTGCTATAATCAATGATATCTCCGTTATTTTTTGCTATGTACATTTTAGGAGGGTCTGTGTAGTCATCTGTTGCTTTATTTTTAACGAACACAACAGCAAAATTATAAGCTGAACGTTCTACTATTGTTTCCGTGTCCATTACTACACTTTGTTTAATATCTACCCTTGTCGTTATTCTATTTCTATTCCAGCTCCTAGAAGCGAAGTTAATGAATAACAAGTTTCTAGGGTCTGTTTCAGATGAAGCATGTTGAATGGTTGTAGTTGGTTGAAATTGAACCTTGGAAAATATCCTTTTAGCTACGTCATGAGCTGATGAAGTTTCCGCTTTTCTGTTAATTGTAGCCTTTCCAGCGAAAATACTTGAATTAAAGAAATAACCATAACTCATTAAATTGTTTTTATTAGGGTCAATTAAATAATCAATGATAGCCAAATTTGTCGTTTTAGTTATTGCGTTAGGAACATCTAGGCTTTCAATCATTGCCCAAAAATAGTTCTTTAACGTGGCTTTATTGCTTTCATCTACACTCGTAACAAGGTAAACCATATCTAAGTTTAGTTTTTTCTTTTGACCTAGAGCTTCTTCTATCGGAACAACTTCAGGAAAAAGAATTTGAACAATATCCCCAACTTCTACTGAAACGGTCAATGTAGCCGATGAAGTGTAAAGATAACCGGTCTCCCACAATTCATAGTTAATAACTTGACATCTTGCCTTTGGTATTGGCAGCCCTCTTTTTTCTTTTTTACCATTAGGAAGATTAAAATCAGATATATTATAATAGTTAGGGTTAAAGTTATCATAAACATTAGCTTCTAACATTAAACGAAGTCCGCCTTTCTCTTGATTTTAAACTCTGCCTTACTTAAGTTGATTAACTCCATTTGACCGTGTTCGATTGTACGTGTTCTGTATCGTTCAAAGTCCATTACAGGGAATAAGTTTAGTGCAGTTGTACCCTTCCAGCCTTGGTAAATTTCATCATTTACATCTGTATTGATTAAAATATAATCTTGTACCTGTTCCGTATTAAATACAATTGCAGTATATTCATTTCCAATATCGTCTAAAAATCTAACCCCAGTAGGTGTTTTAGGAAGTTGCGGATATAATATCCCTATAAAACTAAATATTTCATCTTTTATATCCCAACGGCTTAAACGGTCTATGTCACTTTCCCCATAATAAGTGTAAGAAGTTCCTTTGACATACTTATAGCTTCCTGGTGCTGTTCCACCATAAATTTTAGATTTACCAGCGATAACTTTACCATTTTGAATTTTATCAAAAGTTAAGTTTTCGTAAGTGTACCACTTTGTGATTATATCAAAAGTTATCTTTTCGCTGAAAGTTCCGTTTTTACCGTAACCCTCTGTCTTTGTGACATCTGCTAAAGCTAAATCAGCATATACCTGAAAAATCTCTGTTTGATATTCAAGTGTAACGAATTTTTTGCTAAGAATATCATTCACGAAGTCTTTCATTAATTGATAGTTTTCTTCTAAACTTTCGCCAAACGTTTCTAGCTTGAACTCTATTTGAGGTTGAGTGATCGAGCGAGTTCCCATTATTCCGATACCATTACTTTGCCAAATGTTATTAGTTGATTGTAACCCTAAATTAGAGGCTGGTAAAATCTAACTTTTCCATTTGTAACGTCCCAAACTTTATCGTCTGTTCCGTCTAAGTTGGTATGTATTTTGTACTGTCTTACCATTAAGCCCTCCCTAGGTCAAATTCTCGTCTGATTGCACGTGCTAAGTTAGAAACATCTTGACCAGCACCGCCTTGTACGTTGAATGTGTTATAAGTTCTATTATCGCTTGATACGCTGTTCGTGCTTAAACCGTACCCGCTAGAAGATAAGTTGACATCTGTTAAGCCTACTACCATAGAACCTTTGAACAGTCCGCCAAGTTTACCTGCAATCCCATTAATAGCTCCTGATATATTATTGATTGTATTTGTTACACCACCTAGAACGCTATCTATTGTATCCTTAATTCCTCCAAATAGTCCACTAAAGAAGCTACCAAGCCCTCTAAATACTCCTGTTATTGCATTGTAAGCATTAGAGGCGAACCCACCGAAAGCACTGAATGCTCCACTAACTGCACTTGTAGCACCGCTAAACGCTCCACTAAAGAAGCCACTGACTCCGCTAAACACACCTGAAATTGCTCCCCAAGCGCTCGAAGCAAAGTCCCCAAGAGAACTGAACACTCCACTTACTACACCACGAACAGCGTTGAATATGCCACTAAAGAAACCAGCTACTGCACTCCATACTGAGCTAACTACTCCCCAAGCACTAGAAGCAAAACTTCCGATTGCACTGAAAGCACTAGATACGACTCCCCTTACAGCATTAAATATTCCATCAAAGAAACCTGTAATTGCACTCCATACTGAGCTAACTACGTTCCAAGCTGAACTAGCAAAGATACCTATGGCGCTAAATACTGTTGAAACTATTAAACTAACAGCATTAAATATTCCACCAAAGAAACCTGATAAACCTTGCCATACGCCAATAACTAATTGGTAAGCACCTCGAATTATAGCCAAGATAAGTTGAAAAGCTAAGTTAATTATTGAACCAACTACCCCAAATATAGATTGAAAGAAACTAATTAAAGGTTGGAAAGTTGTGACGAACCAATTATAAGCACCTGTCACTAAAGAAGAGATAGTTGTAAATACAGTTGTAACAACATTTACTATTCCATTCCATAGCCCTGTGAAGAACCCTGTAACTCCAGCCCATGCTGTTTGAATTCCAGTAACAACAGTTGCCCATAAGGTAGTAAAGAATGTTGATATTCCGTTCCAAATGTTTTTAATGGATTGTATAATTCCGCTAAACCAATCAACTAAGCCTTGCCAAATGCCTTTTGCTCCGTCAACTACGCCGTTCCATATATCAGCGAACCATTGACCAATACCGCTAAAGAATGAAACCACGCTATCCCATGCACTCTTCAAGAAGTCTACAAAATCAGCCCATATCTTTTTACCTGTTTTAGTTTGAGTGAAGAAGTAAATCAGCCCAGCAACGACCGCTGCGATTGCCACAGCTATGGCAACAAATGGATTAGCAATAATTAAACCAAACAAGGCTTTTACTGGAACCATAGCCAATTTTGCAACTGTTCCAATAGTTTTAAAAGCATTTATTACTCCTAATATACCTTTAGCTACCTTGAAGGTTGCAAATGCACTAGCAAGAACTACTAAAGTTCCTTTTAAGACTGACATAGCAGTTTTACTTTCACTAATTTTTTTGATAAAGTCAGCTATTTTTGCAGTAGCTTTTTGCATAGATTCCGCCAAGCCCCAAAGCACTTCCATTGTGTCGCCAATTGCGTCCGCGCTACTTTTAGGAGCTTTTTCTAAAGGAAGAAATGACTTAACGACATTTATTATTATGCTTACTACTGAACCAAGAATTGATTTTACGTTTTCCCAAACTCTACCAAACTCTGTTAATGTTCCTGATACTTTTAATTCTTCCCATAATGTCGTTACCCACTTAACAATGTTTTCTACGGCTTTACCGGCACTTTCGCCCCAGCCACTCATTTTATCAATTAAGGAACTAATAATAGGTGTTAAAGCGTCTAAAGTAGGTAGTAAAGCAAGAGATAACGTTTCATTGAAACTATCCCAAGCGTCCCCAATAGTCGTTACTCCTCCACCACCTGCTTCACCAAGTTTTTGCATAGCCTTATCTAGCATTTCAACTGATATAGCACCTTTTTCACTAGCGGCAGCAAACGAACCATACTGTTTTAACGCTGGGTTCATTTCCATAACAGTCGATTTAAGCGCTGAACCAAGAGCTGTGTTATTATCTGTTAGCTGATTAATATTTTCAGCAGTAACTTTTCCAGCTGCTGACATCTGACCATAAGCCTGAACAACACCTTTAAGGTTTTCTCCAGTACCGCCAAACGCTTGGTTAGCCTTTACTAGTGCTTTTGTTTTACCAACAGCCGACTTAGCACTATCTCCTAAACCAATGAATGTTGTTGAAAGTTTAAGAGTATCTTCAGTATTTGCGTTTGTGTCTTTAGCAAGTGTTTGCATAGATTTGCTTACATAATCAAAATCTTGCCCATTGCCTTTGAACTTCATTGTATTTTTCAATGAAATCATGGCTTTTTGAGTATCCATTGCGTCAGATGCCCAGCCTTTTAAGCCATTACCGACAGCACTAATAGCACTTGAGCCAATTTGCCTGAATACACCAACAGCAATCTCTCTAAGACCGCTAAAGCGTGACTTCATGCCGTCAATTCCGCTATTTACACCCTTGGTATCCATTTTAGCTTCAATGTTCCAAGAGCCTGAACTAATAGCACTCTCGACTTGCCTAATTTCGCCCTCTAGCCTGTTAGCTTGTGTTTCTGCTGTGCCTAAGTCTCTGGTAAGTTGTAGCCATTTCTTTTGACCTGCTGGCGAGCTTTTGTCAACTGTAGAAAGTTCTTGTTTTAATTTTGTTGCTTTGTCACGTGATAAGCTCAACTGCGTTTGTAAATTCTTTTGCAATTGTGCCATTTTTCCGGTATTTGTGGGGTCAAGTTTTAGAGCTTCACGTAAGTTTTTAGCTTCTCCTCTAAGCCCTGACATTGCGGTATTAACGCCTTTAAGTGAGTTCTCGAATTTCGTTGTATTACCGTATATCTCGACCTCAAATGTTGCATTACTTGCCATTACATACCCTTTCTTTTACGCCTTTTCTCTTTTTCTTTTTCCTCTTTTTTCTTCTCTGCAATAAGTTCAATTATTTTATAAACAAGTTCCAATTCCATTTCCATGAACTGCGTTATATCAATTTCGTTATTGCCTAAAATAGTCAAAAGTTCTAAAGTTTTATTTTCCTTTACAGTATCTTTCTTTTTCTTAATCAACGAACTAGAAGAAAAGAAGACCATATCGTCTTCCGTTTCCTCTTTTTCTTTAATAAAAACAGTTTTACAGAAGATATTGATTAACTCGTTAGTTGTAGGAAGCTCTGTTTTATCGTCTAAGGCGTTTTGCATTCCTCCGTTACAATCTACCCAAAGTATCAATAACTTGTCTGTAAAGCTCTCCATTTGCTCTGTAAAGTCATCAGGAATATAACCAGCGACAAAAGAATTTTGTAAGTCTGCAAAGTCTTTTAAATCTGTAATAAAGTCTGAACCAGTAAGTTCTAAGTATCTAATTGCATGTTTTAAAATCATTTACAGTCCTTTCAGCTCATTAAATTTCTTTCTGCCACAGTTCGACAAGTTCTTTAAGTCCTTTACCGTCAGTATCGAACTCAAAGCTAGAACGAAAGTCTGAAAAGTCACTTTTAGCTTTTACAATGTTATCTTGAAAGAGAGCCAAGTATAAACCATATTGAACAAATTCCATTACATCAGTAATTTCTCCATCTTCTTTTTTAAGTTCTGTATCCATTGCCTTTTGTTGTTGGAAAAGGTCTTTCCCTGTAATCATTTTAAATTTACGTGCTGTACTCAATTGTTTTGCCATTTTGTTTTATATTCCTTTACTTATTCTATTTTTTCCCAAGTATATTTTAATGGGTCTGTGCTCTGTTCGTTGGAATTATTGTCAGTATATGTTCCGATATATCTTGGATAATCTTCGGCTGTTGCTTCACTAAATGAAGGCATCCAAGGAGTGTAGATTGAGCCTTGTTCAATTTTAGGGACACATATATCAGCACTATTTCCTGTGAATAGTCTAAATATGACATATTGATCCTCAGTTATACTACTTTTAGTGGTAAACGTATATGTATGTAAAGCCCATTCATTAGTAAGTGCCCAAGTGTAACTACCGTCTGCTTCTGATTTTGTTACTTTACCGTCAGCGTAGCTATTACTTGAAGTATCAATCAGAGAAGGGTGAATATAAGTTTTAACAGTTCCTTTTCCTTTTGCAAAAAAACTAAAAGTATAAGTTGTTGACGGTTTAAAGGATTCTTTATCTTCTCTCCAAACAAGTATGTCTGAATAGCTGTTTAGTTCTGGGTTGTCGTATGACGAGCTGATGTAAGGTTTATTAAACACTCCCCCAGCTTTTACTGTCGCACTAAGATGTTCTTCTGCTTTTGGTGTATAATTCTTAAAAGCAGTTCCATCTAACAAGTTCAAGTTAGGGTAAACGGTCATGAATCTATCTTTTCCATCTTTGCTATATGCAAAGGCTACGTGGTTAGCCCCGTCGGGCACCTCAGGGTTTGTCGGTTACAGCGACACCCGCCGAAACATCTTTATAACCTTCAGCGGAGAATGTAACGACATAAACGTTAGGAGCAAGCTCGTTGTTTGTCGCAACATTTCCTTTTACATCTTTAATTGTTGCTGTTACTTTTACATCGTGACCTTTAGAATCTTTCAAAGTAGCTGGTAAGACAATTGTTCCGTCATTATGCCCTTTAGTTTTCGTTTGAACGTTCGCAAGAGTTGGAGCTACTAATGTAACTTCGCCAGCAAGTTCCGTATCAGGTTGCATGATGAACAGTCCGCTTTCCATTTTCTTGGCAAAGTCTTTAGCTTGTTCTCCCCAAATTTCATATTCAATAGCAGGGACTTTTTTATCGCCATTCAAATAAATATCTGAATCAGCTGCTTGAACTGCCAAAGTCCATTGGATAGGGTCTACACCGTCTACTGAATCTGTTTCTGATTCTTTTGTAGCTTCTGCTGTTGGTCTCAAATTTGGATAAACGACTACACGATAACCGTCAATAAATTCTCCTGTAACTTTATCACGTTTGCGCCCTTTAATAAGATACTGAACGCATTTCGTTTTCCAATTACCAGTTGGAGACCAACCCAAACCATTTGCGGTTCTTTGTTGACCTAAGATATCTTCTTTGAGCGCTTGGTCTGTTTGAATAAATACCATTTCTCCTTGAAGTAAGGTAGCGCCTTTTTTAACTCCATGGTCTGGTACGTCATCAGCTGGATGGCTTTTAGTTTCCGCTTGGTCTTCCATTGAGCTAACTGATACTAAACCAGTTACGATTTTATGGTTAGTGAACTCTGGTTTTCCGTTACTTCCCTTGGCCATATCAGCTACGATTAGAGCTTCATTACCAAAGAAAATCTCACGTGAGTTATAATCTAATTTCATTTTTTATTTTCCTTTTTTTTTTTTTTATGCAGTGCGTTTCCAATAATATATTGTTGTTGAACCAATTACTGCTGAACCGATATTTTCCCATGTGCCAGTCGTGTAACCAGACGATAAATTTGAGCTATTTGTTACTACTGAACCAACTTGGTGTGCTTGAGCGCAATCTATACCTATAACCGCAGGCTTAAGCGAACCGGCAACACTATCGATTGATACTAATCCCATTGGTAGCCATTTGTAATCAGAACTTTTCTTATTAGGTTTAATGATATTACTAAACCCTACATACTTTGGATAATCATTTATTGTGACTTCATTTTTACTTGGCATCCAAGGAGTAGCGGTTGAGCCTATTTCTACTTTAGGGTTGTATAATTGGAACTCTTGCCCTGCGACCATATCCCAACCGTATATCACAAAAGTTAGAGTCCCTGAACTTGTCGCTGTGAATGTGTGAGCATAAAGTGTCCAGTTAGGTGCTATTGTGAAAGTTCGTTGCCCATTTGGATAATTTTCAAAACCAACTAAAACCTTTGTATTATTGAGCGATTTTGCCATAAATGATATAGTTATAGTTTGCCCTGAAGTTATGTTATACGCATTTGGTAGATAATAACCAACATGGAAAGCTCGACCGCTTGCTTTTATGTCCATAACTGTATTAGTAATTCCTGATATTTTAATTTTTGCAATGGTACTAACCGAATTATCACTAGAATTAGGAATCATTTTGTCGAATGTGGCAGCACCATCTAATAAATTCAAATTAGGATAAACAGTGGTGAAACCGTCAGTACCGTCTGCGCTGTTAGCGTAGGCTATTGTATTTATAACTCCGTCATTTGTTGACGTACCTCCATTTGCGATTGGGAGCACACCTGAAACTCCAATATTAGTTGCATCAGCAGTCCCGTCAAAGTCTTGAAATGATGAAGATTGAAGATTTACTCCGAGTTTTCTAGCTGTTGCCAGTTTGCTTGCACTTACCGCGTTGCCATTAAGTTGTAAACTGTTCGCTTGTGCTTCGGTAGCCTTTGCCATTGCATTTTTGGCTTCACTTTCAGCTTTATTTGCTGTTTCTTGAGCAGTTGCGACGTTTTTATTTGTGATTGATAACTCTGATTGTTCAGCTTTTGTTGAAATTGCAACACCTTGTTTGTCAACAGTAGCTTGTAAGTTGTCTAAATCCGTTTGATTGGCTTTTGTTGAAATAGTCGCCGAATGGTCATTAACAGTATGCTGTAAACTTTCTAAATCCGTTTGATTAGCCTTAGGAGAGTAATCTCCGTTACTCATAAGAGAAATATTACTTGTTAAAACCTTTACTGAATTTATTAGTTCAACAACTTCTGATTCACTTGCATTGCTTGCAATTGCGTCTAATAGCGATTTTATAGTAACTAAATTTTCAGGACTAATACCAAATGCTTCTACTTCGTTTTTAAGCTCTGTCATTGCACTTTGTAAGCTAGTCATATCAGCTAAATTTGCTTTAAGCTCAATATTGCTCTTGTTTGATTCAGTTTGAGCATGTAAATCATTCAACTCACTACGCATTACTTGTGGCATATTTTCCAATAATAATTTTGTAAAATCATCAATCTTATTATTTACTTCTTGAGCTAAATCTGTAACTGTGGAATTATCTGATATAAATGTTAAATTCTTACTGACGATAACTTGCTCTTTATCTTCATTAAGAAGAATCAAGTTCGCTTCAATAACTCCAGCTTTTGTCATTTCGGTAGGAATTACCAAAATAAACTCTCCTTTAGTTAAGTTTTCAGGAGGAATCATAACAAAGCCGGAATCACTGCTATTAGTATATTGATATGTAAGTTTTAATGAATGACCAGTCAAATCAATTTCGCCTCCATTATCAATTATTTTAACTGACAATGTTCTAGCGTTGACGTCGCCTTGCATTATTTGAATTGGTTGTCGGAAGTCTTTATTGACCGTATCCCATACAATCGCTCTTTTTCTAAAATTATCTAAACTCATTAAAAAATACCATTATTGTTAATTTCAATCAAATGTAATTAAACCACTTTCTACTTTTATAATTTCATTGAATTAGCATAATTAGCGCCTTTTTTCAATGTTGTTTTGACGTCTTGCATACCTTTTTTTTCAACTAAGAAATACATGCCATGATAACCGCTAGTGTAATTAGCTCTAGTCCCTGCGTTTACTACTACTTTATCGCCTTTTTTAACTTGCTTTAAGTTTCCTGACAATTGACCAGTATTTTGATATCTAGCATAAGTATAGGTGTGACCGTGGCTTCTGATTAATCTAGTTCTTCGACTTGCACTATTCGCTTTCGCCTTAAATTCAGCTTCAAACCAATCGCCCATGCGTTCCGTTACTTTAGTTTGCATTTCTTTAGCTATGGTTGATGCATTAAGTAAATTCATTGCCATGCTTGACCACCTGCACCACAAGGCAAATAAACAGTACCAGTGTAGTTGTACAAATGGCTATTCTCTGACCAGTTTGTCATATTCCAACCGTTTTGCAAAACATCTCCGACTAGTCCAACAAGTTCATCATCAACGTCTTTAACAGATAAAACAACTTGATAATAGTAGCCCATGACAAAGCTCGTATTATCCATTTTAAGCACCTTTGAATCACTAAGTGATAAATATACCGTCTTGTCTTCTATCGTGTCCTTAACGCCTAAAATAACGTCATTTAAAGGCATTGTAAGTAAATTGTTGTACCAATCTATATAAGAATCAAATTCCATTGCTCACTAATCCTTCTAAAATCATCTTGTTATTCTTAGGGTTTCTTTCCCATGTTGTACGCTTGAAAGTTTCGCCTTTTTCGTCCAAGAAATAGTTGAAAATCAAGTCTTCCATTTCTCCGATTCCGTTAAGCTCATACCGTACATTTTTACCAAGTCCAATCATAGAAAACTCATCAAGCCTTGACTGACTAATTCTCTGTTTGACTGCTGGCAAAGTGATAGGCTTTATAACATTGTCTTCCGCACCGTTTTTCTTCTTAACAGTCGTCTCTACTTGCAATGTAACTTGTGAAAATATCATCAAATACCTCCATAATACATTAGTTCTTGTAAAGAAGCCAGACGTTTCATTTCAGCGTTTCGCCATTGTTCTGCTGGTTCATCAACAATATTAAGCCGACAATAACAAGAAATAAAGTCTTTAACTAATACGCTTGTTTCGTCAGCTTTAATACCATTTTTTTCTAGCAATTTAATAGCTATTGAACGGAATAAGATAAGTTTACTATCATAAGCTGTTACTAAAATTGGAATACCACAATAGACCTTAATATAATCTATCATTTACTTCCTCCATTTTATTCTTATGCTACTGTAATTACTGCACCAGCGTTAAGAGTTTCAACGTGTCCGCTTGTTAGTGTTTCAACCAAAATCATGTTGCTGTTAGTTTTCCATTCAAAAGCGTCAACTTTAGTAAGGTCTTGCATATCAATATGATATTTTTGGTCTACCAATACAGTAGGTTTTAGTGCTTTTGAACCTGTGTAGACAATGATTTCATCTACTCCAACTTCAGAAGCAATTTCAGTATCATCATTTTTAATGCGGACATTAGCATTAGCAGTTGCTTGACGTAACTCATCTAACAAGGCTTTACGGTCTTCTGCTTTAACAATCAAATAACGACGTCCAGCAGTAGGGCGAACAAAGTCAACCGCTTCTTCAATAGCGTCAGCAAATGGAGTTTTGCCAGCTGATTTGGCTTTTGTAGTAATTTTTTTGATTTTTTTGACATCTTCTTCTTTGTCAATTGATTTAAAACCGTTTGTTCCGTCACCCTCAACAAGCGCAAGGTCAACAATTTTATTAACAATAGCTTGTGTAAGTTCCGCTACAATCAAGTTGTAAAGTTCAGAATATGACATTTGAAGTCGTTTAACACGTTCAGCAAGTGATTGCAATTTATAAACCATTACAGGTTCAAGAGTATCAATAGTGAGTGTTGCAGCCTGTTCTGTTTTTTGTTGTCCGTCTTTGTGGACTTGTGCTTCATTAGCTGAATCAAATGAGCGTGATACGAGCAAAGCGCCGACATTTGTAACATGGAATACTTTGAACACTGGGTTGGTATTTAACAAAGCTGTGTTGATTGATTCAACCAATTTACGTGGAAGCTCAAAAGTTTTATCTGTGATAGTTACACCATTTTCAGCAAGTTTTGCATTCCAAGCGTTTTTAATTTCTGACTTTCCAGAGTTCTTTTTCAATACATCAAAAAATTCTGTTACAGCGTTTTGTGATTCAATAAAGTTTGTCATTTTAGCTTTTCCTTTTGGTTTTTCTTCCTGTGCGTTAAGTTCGTTCTCAATTTTGATAATTTCAATCGAATTTTCTGAAAGTGTTTTTTCTAATTCTTGTACTTTTGGCAAATCTTCAATTGCGTTTTTTACTTCAAAGGCACTAATTTGAGATTTTAAAGATACGTTATTTTCTTTAAGTTCTGCCAAGCGGTTCTGTTTTTCAATTAAATCAGGTTTATTCATATTTCTTTTTGATATCCTCAATTTCTTTCAAAGCGTTACGGCTTTCAATAATTTTGTTACGTTCTTCTGTGAGTTCTTCGCCCAATGCATTTTGAATAACTTTGCGTTAGGGTCAGCTGGTACTGAAACAAGAGAAATCTCTTTAAACTGTGCTTTATTTACAACTAGAGCATCATTTTCATTAAACTCATAATCTGTAATGTAATAGGCAATTGATAGTGAATCAAAAGCTCCATTTTCCACAGCCTTGTTAATGTTTGGTGCATTGTCGTAAAGCGTAAAGTCAGTCAGGTATTTATTGGTAGCTAAGTCATAATAAACTTTTGCGTCCCCAATGACTTCACTAGAACCAGCTCCGTGTTCATATAGCAATGGATATCGTTCTCTAGCAAACTCAATGCAGTTAGGGGTCAAGATAATACCGTTACGATTCTCTACACCAACTTCTGAACCAATGCCTTGGAACGACTTAGAACCATCCTCGTTTTCAGTTACTTTAATTTCAGCACTATTGGTTATTAGTTTCATCTGTGCTTGTTACGTCCTTTCTATTGCCTTGTAAATCACTTAGGTTTTTAACAGCAACTGCATTAAGGTTAGCTATGTAAACATCTCCACCCTCGATTGGTTGCTCGCCCATTTTAACAAGAAGCTGATTCTGTGTAAAAATAGGACCATTAATATTTTCATGATACAAGTCAATTAATTCTTTCAAAGTTGCAAACTTAAATAGCTGGTTATCTACGATTATGCGTTCATAATATAAATTACCCTTAACTACTCGTCTGCGATTTGTTGAAATCAGTTTATAAGTCAGTTCCTTTTCAAGTTGAATCAGTAAAGGAATGATAGTAGAGTTATAAAAATAAATTTGTTGTTCTTGCGTAGCAGTACCAAGCAAAATATTTTCATTCATAAAGTAACCTGTCAAAAGTTCCGATTTAATAAGGTCAATTTCATCTTTGTTTAAAACAGAATAATCTTTTTTAAGTTCTACAATTTCTGTCTTGTTATCAACTGGCGTCAAACCGTTGTAACTAGAACCCTCTTGCATGTTCTTTATTGTTGCTAGTGCTTTTTCTCGATACTCCTGTGTATTATCAATATCAAGAAAGGCATTAATTTTCAATAAGCCACGCAATTTACCTTGTTCCAGCTTAGTTTGTATACTAGCTAGAGCATTGTCTAAAATACTTGTGTCCTCATTGATATAAAAAGGACTGGTAAGCTTGACTAATTCTTCAGGTTTATATTCTTTTTTATCGTCAGCAAATAGTAAGTCTAATAGCTCGCCTGTGTTATCATCAAATACAGCGTACAGGTCAACATAGGGAGCACGTAGCAACTTTTTAATTACCTTTCGCCAAAAGTCCATGCTATTGCGTTCGCCCTTAGGACTCCAATTGAGGACTTCATCTAAGTCAGATCCTGCCATACTAATCAAAGTATCAGAACCAACATCAGATTTTTTATATTTAACATGATTAAATTCTACTTTTGTTATTTCATTAGCGATTTTATTATGAATGTTAGTTACAAAGGCACTTGTATATTCTACTGCTTCATTTTGCCACGCTGTAACTCTTTGAGTATCATTGTTTAGCTTTCCACGTGAAAATGATACCACTTTTCCGAATAAGTTCAATTTTTCCCCTTTCTACCATAAACTCACACCTTTCCCACGTTTATACTCGCTTGTCTTCTTGTTATGGCAAGACTTACAAAGGAGTTGTAGGTTATCAGGGTTCAGCGCTATTTTCCAATCATCAAGATTTTCCCAAGTTAGTTCTATAATATGGTCTACTTCGTATTTTTTAGCACCGAATGCACCACATCTTACGCAAGTCATTTTGTCACGTTGTCTTACATAATCACGGACTGCCAACCATTCTTTTTTATTGTACCAGCCACTTTCTCGGACTGTGTCAACGTTGTACTTCATCTGACACCGCCATTTCTAAAGCCATTGTCAAGGCAACAGTAGGGTCAATTTTATCTTTTTCAAGTTTTTTGGTATACATATAATCCCCACTTTGTCCGATTTTAACAGCAGTATTATTTAAAGCCCACTGCATAACTTTTTGGTTATGGATAAGTTTATTTTCGACTAGCTTAGATTTTAATAGTTTAATATAGTCATTCATTGAGAAACCTTGTCTAATTGCTCTTTGGTTATCTCCGTCTTTATCAAAGAAATAACGCTCAATCAAACATTTTAAAATTTCATAGCGTGCTGGGTCATAACCGATCTTTCTAAGTCTGCACCCTGTCTTGGTTCTAAAGTCATTAATATACGGTATCAAGTCATTTACATTAATGTATTCCGTATCAAGTAAGATTAATTCGCCTCTGTCAACAAATTCAGTCCATAGCTCTTGTTGTTCTGTATCTAGTTGCTCATATTGCGACCGTACAGAGAAAGTAAGTGTATGGCTGTAAGTTTTACCCTCTAACTCACAAACGAACGATACAGCGGTTAAATCACCAATTAAGGATAAGTCAATTCCGACATAAGTTCTATTTTTATTAAATACAGATAAATTAAAGTCTGTTAGTTTAGTATCTTGTGGAGTGAAGTAGTAAGCTGTATCCTGCATAGGCAAGCCCATATTAAACGCTAAGAACTTATTCTGTAACGCTGGGTCTCCTTGTGCAAGTTCGTACTCCTCAATAACTCCTGACCACTTAGGGACATTACCAATAAGCGGTAAAGCCATAGTCCAATTCTTTTTATCTTTGACCTGCTCATGATTTTCTAGCATGTAAAGCAAGCCGAACGACCTATCATTGTAAAATTCTTCCTCTGATTTGAAGCGTTCAACAAGTTTATCATATAGTCCGTCGCGTTTAAGTCCGCCAGAAGTGATGTAAATACTTTGCCAGTTATCTTGTTTTTGACGTGAACCTTTGTTGACTGATTCTGTTATATCTTCGCCATAGGTATGAACTTCATCAAATATATTAAGGGAACTGTTACCACCTTGCGCTCGTAAAGTATCATTTGTTTGCTTTTTAAAAGTTGTTTTAAAAGAAGTAAATTCTAGACCTTGTTTTGTACTCTTGAAAATCTTGTTTTCATTGTACACTCTTAATGTATCGCTTGCTTCCGTTTGATTCCGAACTTGGTCAAATACGTGTCTAGCCTGTGTATTATCATATGCAATAACTAAGCTCTCTCCGCCATATTGTCCGCCTAAAATCATCCAGTTAAGCACGCGCGTTGCCATTAAACTTGACTTGCCAGAACCACGTCCTAAATTAAGGAAAATTTCATTGACTAAATTTACTTGAACGCCTTTTTCATCGACCATATCATAACCAAGCATTAACTCATACCAATATTTTTGCGTAGGGTGTAGCTTGATTTTCATTAAATTACCAGTAGTAAGGTAAAAATTATCCTCTATCCACTCGATAGCCTGCGTAACTCTATCATAACGATAAATATATTTCTCATGAATTCTGATTTGCTTTTTAATAGTTTTACGCATATATTTGTTAAGTTCTATGCCATGTTCTTTATTATAAGCCAACATTTGATTCATGTAATACATTTTATCCCTCGAATTCTACATTCAATATACCTTTTTTATTCTGTTCTTAACAGTATTTCTATTTAGTCCCATTTTTCTAGCCAATTCATTTATGCTATTAAATTTTAACCCTTTATAAACAAGTTTTTTACAACCACATCTTTCTCCATTAAGATTATTTTTTAAATGGGAAGTTCCAACACGTTCAAACATTCTTCGTGTATTTTCAGCTTGCGTTACATACTCAAGATTAGATAAATTATTGTTTTGTGCATTTCCGTCTATATGGTCAACAGTTAAATCACTTTTACCATTGAATGCTTCCATTATAAATCTATGTAGCCAAGTATTTTTATTACAAATATAAATTTTATAATAACCATTCTTTTGTAAAGTTGGCTTCATCATTTTGTTTTTAGAAAGACTGTAAACATTACCGTCTTCATAAACTATATATTTGTCTTTATAAGTTACACTTCTCATTCAAACCCCTCTGGTGCTTTAATTTCTGGTGTTTTATAATTACTTAGTTTATAGTCATCAAGTTCTTCGATTTTAGCTTTAAGGTCATGTGCGCTTGATTCTTCTTGTTGTAATCTCCGCCATTCAGTAGGGTTATAAAGTTCAGGGTTTCCAGCCTTAGCAACCATCATTGCTACCAAACTATCTTTATCAAGTTCTTTTTCTTTAACCTTTACTTTTTCAACGTTTCCGTCAGCGTCATAGATTGTTTCTGTTTCTTTTAGCGTTCTGACTGTCAGTTTGCTCGCTAAGGCACTTTCAGCTAGCTCTAATAGATTTCCCCTAGCAATGCTTTTAGCTTCGTCATACGCCTTTATATTGTCATCTCGCCACTTTCTAAAAGTTTTAGCCGAACAATGCAAACTGGTGTAGATTTCTCTGTCATTACAGCCTGATTCAATTTTATCAATGATTTGACTAAATAGCGGTTCTTCATACATCTTAGGTAAAATTGTGGGTCTGCCACCGTTTTGTGTTTGCATATTGTCCTTTCTTTTAAATGTGATTATATCGTTTAAAGCCTATATTTTCGTTTCTAAGAACAGCAATAACTTTTGCTTATAAGTTTACCAACTTGGGTAACTCTGCTCTCACAAGCCAAAATATGAGCATATAGCCCTATAATTAAGATTTAGCAAGATTTAGCAAGATTGAACCAGCTAAAACTTTTCTTTTTGATTTTTTGAGAGATTTTCAAAGAGGAGTCCTTTGTG